AAGAAGCGATCTGCTAAGAAACGATCCTCCAAGAAGCGATCCTCCAAGAAGCGATCTGCTAAGAAGCGATCTGCTAAGAAGCGATCTGCTAAGAAACGTTCTTACAAGAAGCGTTCCGCTAAGAAAATGTAGAATGTTGTTGCAAATGAATATATGCTGAAAATAAATATATGTTGTAAATAGAAAGGCGAATGATGTTGCCTACATACTTTTTACAACATGCATTAAATATGCCCGCAATCATATGAGTATATAATACAAGCATAAGAGTGAGAGGACGCTCTTCTAATTTTTCATTTGAATCCTCGCCAGAAATTACTGCACCGAGAAAATCAAATCAATAGAGAATGCGTCTATGATGATTCTACTACAACAGATGAAAGAAGTTGGGACTCAATAGCCTTTGATGCTTCTTGCACAAGTTCAGGGTGAGCATTCAAGATCGTAACAACGTATTGAATCTGAGTATTGTTCTTAAGTATATCTATTTGCTGAATCAATTGAGGAAATTTTGTTAAAGTGTCCATGGCAATTTGAAGCTCCGGGATGCTATTGACTTGGTTTACAGTAGCTGCAACTTCTGGTTTACTGCCAAGTATCTTGCGAGCTATTTCAATGTCTGTACTAGGTTTATTCAAGCTATTACGAAGTCCAATAAACAAGCTATGCGTAAGTCCGTTGGCCGGAACAGGCAGAAGAGCAACTAATTCTGATACTCCAAACAGTATGTAGCCAAATATAACAGCGTAATCAACAGCCATTTAGTAAAAGCACTGATAATTAAAAAGAAAAATAAACACGATGCTTGTATTTTTTTTATCTGTATTATACATTAAGTAATGAGAACATATCAAGGGCACACAGGGTATGTAAATAGTATCTTTGTTAAAGGAAATTTTCTTTATTCTGGATCAGAAGACAGTACTGTACGTAAATGGGATATTACATCAGGAGATGTTATCAAAACATACAAGCACAGAATGCCACAAGGTGAACTTGGAGAAACAAATGCAGTGTTTACTGTGCATGTTAATGGAAATAATTTGTTTTCGGGAACATTTGATGGGAGTATTGTGCAGTGGAATATCGAAAACGGTGAAATTATTCAGGTATTTAGTGGTCATACAGATTTTATTACTTGTTTATGGGTACGTTCTGGTTTCTTGTACTCAAGCTCATATGACGGGACAATTCGCAAATGGGATGTTTCTACTGGACAAATAAAACATGTGTTTAGGGGACACTCTGGGCCGGTAACAAGCTTTTGGATAACGGATCTTCATCTATTTTCAGGTGGTGCTGGTGATGCATCAATTCGAAAGTGGAATATACATAATGCCTCTGCTGTTGATGTCAAGTCCACTGACAGTGGCGTTATATGCATGGCCATGCAAGGTGATAAATTATATTTTGGTTCAAGGAACGGCAGAGTTCAACAACTTGACATTGTGACAAATGAAATTAAATTTGTTCATAAAGTACATACTGATCCGGTGACATGTATTACAATAAGAGATGATCATTTGTTCACTGGATCAGGAGACATGAATATCATTCGATGGGACTTGTCTCTTGGACAACTGGGCAGAGTGTATAAAGGACATGAGGATATTATAACATGCTTGTTTATTGTAGGCGACAAAATGTTTTCTGGTTCGGACGATGGCATGATTATACAATGGGATATTGCGAGAGATGGAGAAACAGAGCTCTCAAGAGCTCCAAACGTAGAAGTTCGCGCCCCTGGTGTGTATAATCCTAACGTATATGTAACAGATAATCTTGAACGTGCACCAGGTGTGTACAATCTTTACGGTAATCCGTCCATTCGTGCCCCTGAACATGAAGAAGATTCGGATAATTCAGAGAGCACACGTTCTGATTCCGAATCACTGCCTATATCTACAAGTACAGCTGACTGTAGTAATGATAACATTATTACACTGGAGCCATATACAAGAGAGGAAGATCCAATCAAGATATACACACTGAATAGTAAGACAGGAAAGTTTAGTAAAAGCATTTGCATAACAGAAGACGAGTTAGAGTCACATCTTCGAGCAGGATTAGACACAAAATATCCAGATATGCTAATGACAATTTACACAACTCCACCTGATCGTAACGCGTCTGGTCATGGGGGGAATGCAACTGGTAAATTTGTTGTGAAATTGCCACCTTTTAATATGTTTTTTACACTTGGATCAGTAGCGAGGATAATAAAGTCTCGGACAAGAACATGGTACGCTTTGCCTTTGTATGGAGGGAAAAGGCGACGCATTGGAAATTTAGACGAGTCTTTTGCATCAAGTTCGCATCATGGACAGATACCAGGGTTTGTTATATACAAAGTGTTTACACGAGAAGAAATAGAATCAAATGTTGATGTTAAAGAAACGGCAGATGATTATCCTACAATATTTCTTTATAATAACTCAAAAATTCTTTACGACATCATAGGAGAAGAAATATCAGTGTCATTTGTAAACAGAACAATAGGTGAGTTGTTAAGGAAGTAAAGATTTGTAAGTATTTATGCAAGCATTGTGTGTTTGCATAAATTGTAGGATCCTGGATCCTGGCAGACTAAAGATTGAATTTTTTTATTAAAGCCTTTGCATTGATACGGCACATAATCCTTTTTTGTTTTTAGAGTCATCTTGCGGAAGAGTTTTCCGAAGTTGCGAATGGCAAATTTAAGAGTGCCTGTTGAACTCATTTTCATTAATTTCTTTACAATCTCTGGAGAAAATTTTTTGAGAATGTTGTAACAAAAATGTGTCAAAGTGTCAGAGCTTTGACCTGACCAAACAATAGCACGCACGCTTTTGTCATCTGCATAAGTTGGATGAGATTGAGATTCATAAGTATCAAACTTGTATGTGCCATCTTTATTAATGACAAGAATACCTCCTTTAGCTAATTTAGACCACCATCCAAGCATTGCATAGTAAAGTTTATCTGAAAATTTATATACTTTATCAACATCATCGTCACTTTGAGACGAAAGGGATTGCTTTTTAACAGATCGCTTCTTGGAAGAACGCTTTTTAACAGATCGCTTTTTAACAGATCGCTTCTTGGAAGAACGCTTTTTAACAGATCGCTGTTTAGAGGATCGCTTCTTGGAAGAACGTCGCTTAGAGGATCTCTTTTTAGAAGATCTCTTTTTAGGGGACGTCTTTTTAGCAGATCGTTTTTTAGAGGACCGTTGTTTTGATGAGGCAACTTTAACCCATCGATGTCTTCCATTTTTGTCAGCTGCAACTTTGTACATTGTTCCATCATTCCCCTTCATCACTTTTCCAATAGCGTTTGCAGCAGCACTCTCTTTTGGCGATGGACGCGTTTCACGTGACATGTATATAATATTACCGTTAAAAAAAAATACGAAATTGCATTTAAAAACAAAGAGTGAAAGAAGAAGAGATATGTTCAAGAAGAAGCGAGAAATAATAGAGGATAAAAAGCCTGGGGAAATTGTAGCAGCATATGGGTATGACAAATATTTTGTTGTGAGCTCACATAAAGAACTTCTTGACAGAATAAGAGAAGATACGACCAGATGTTATTTCGAGCACATCTCTCGAGACATCATGGTTCCATTATTTTTTGATTTAGATATTGCAAAAGACAAGCATCCTTATGAATATGAACATTTCATCAAAGTTGTTGATCAATTAAGGAGAACAGTTGTTGAAGATTTCCCGCAGTACACATACAAGTGGGTAATACTAGAATCTCACTCCGAAGAGAAAAGATCTTTCCACATCATTGCGAGAATAAAAGACATGGAGAATAATAATGTATATTTTGAGAATTGTAACAGTTTGAAAAAATATGTAACAACCAAAATATCAAAGACAATGAATATAGTTGATACAAGTGTATATCGTGATGGTTTGTTTAGGACACTTTATAGTAGTAAGCCAAACGAACGCAGACCTTTTGTTAAGAGCGACATATCAGATGAATTTGATGAGATAGAATCATTTGTGACTTTTACCCCGGGACCACACAAGATTGTGAAAACTGATAATCAAGCACTGAAGAATATTGAGGAAATGTTACTCTCTATTGATGCGTCTAAGGATTACGATGATTGGATGCATATTGGATTTGCATTGATTGATTATTGTAGAGAATACAAGATTGGTATGGATCGGGGGTTGGAGTTGTTCCAAATGTATAGCGCTAGAAATCCCGATAAATATGATCCGGAGGACACACAGAGACAATGGAATGAATGGATTGTCAGAGAGTATGATGGGGTTAAAATTACAAGAGGGACTCTTTTAAAACGTTTCAAGCAACGGGATCCCGAGAGATACCGTGAGATGGGACTTGGTATAAATGCTGACAATGATATTTTGAAGGAGTTGGATGTAATATCAAACAACTCTACAGTAAAGATACACGATATTAAGCATTTTGAGATTGTTAACAAAACACGAGCTTCTATTCAAGCACTGATGGAAAGCAAGGGATTACATCCGATTCACGATTACGTTAGCAAAAACTGCCGAAATGCAAGTTTGTATTCAGAATGTGACCGTAACGGATACAAGATTTGTTGTAGAAATTGTGATTTTGAGTATCCGCCTGGAAACATACCTGTAGACAGATCCCTTGCCCCAACTGTATTCAATCTTTTAATTATCAATAAAGATGACAACATTAATAACAAAGATACATCACAGGTGGCACAAAGAATAATAGCTTACAAGAATTTGATTTACACAATTGACAACCGGTGGTATCTTTACAATGAAGAGTCTGGCATTTATGAAAACAAAATTGACATTGAGGTTATGATGGAAATGGAACGAGTTGTTGCGAGAATGTCAGAGGAGGGATTCGAGGAGGAATGGTTTAATTGGATTCACAAAGTGAATTACAAGGAAAACTTGTTAAAAGAGATGAAGATCAAATGTTTCAAGCGAGTAGAGTTGGATGATGATGACTACTTGCTAGGATTTGACGGTGGTGTTTTAGATTTGCGAACTGGAGAGTTCAGACGGGGAGGGGTAGATGAATACGTGACAATGCGATGTGGTGTTCCTTACGACGCGGACGTGGCGACAAGTTTGGCAGAAGAGGTATTAGCAGGTATTTTTCCAGATCCGGAAGAACGCGAATATGCGCTCAGCAAATTTGCATTGTGTTTGGAAGGATACAACAGGGAGCAGATGATTACATTTAACTATTCACACACTGCTTCCAATGGCAAAAGCTACATTATGGAACGTTTGAGGCAAGTTATGGGAGATTATGGTGGAACTTTTCCTGTAACAATGCTTACAGGGAAAATGAAAGGAGCAGGTGAAACTAATAGCTCACTTGTTGATATGAACAAGAAGCGGTTTGTGTATTGCTCGGAACCGGAAGCAGGAGCTAAATTAAACACGAATTTTGTAAAGCTCCTAACGGGAGATAGGATAAAAGCAAGGGGGCTGTATTCAGAAAGAGACATTGAAATATCACCTTCTTATAAAATTTACGTATGTTGTAATACTTTACCAAACTTTGACGTTTACGACGAAGGTATAGCTAGAAGAATAAGACTTATTGAATACCGAACGCGATTTTGCGAGGTTCCAAAAAAGAAGAACGATAGAAAGGTAAGAAAATACAGTAAGGAAGAGGAGTTACAAATTGCAAAAGGATTATTGAAGTTAATTGTTAATAAATATGCATTATTGCAAAGGAATGGATATAGTTATGAAGAACCCAAACATTTTATAAGTATGAGAAAAATGTATTTGAACGACAATAAGGATGTCATTACAGATTTACTACAGGAGCATTTTGAACAAGGTGAAGACAAGGATTTTGTAAAAATGACCGACATCAAGAATGTTCTTAAACAAGGTGGCATCAAGGAAAAGGACATAATAACTATTCAAAAATTAGTAGAAGAGGTTTTCGAAGATGCCGAATTCAAAAGCGATACTACTATTAACGGGGACAGAATCCGAAGAGCATTTGTCAGATTACGATTAGTCCGCTAACTCTATACCCCAAAACTTTTTTGACATCCCCAAGGCTTACTCAAGAACCACCCGAAAACTGATAAAAACCACCCAAACTGCAAAATCGAGTGGGTGGTGATGTATTTTTGGTGGACTAAACAAGCCGTGTTTTTACTCGCAGATAACCATTTTATAATCTATTTAGTAAAGTGTCGGGGAATGCATGCAGTCCTTAACTTTTTTTTTCAAGATACTTTATAAATATATAATCAATACAAATAATGATATAAATATTGTGGAAAATGAAACCATAAATTGATCAAAAATGACCAATAAAAAATTCTAAAAACGTGTTTTGGGTGTAAATTGAACGATTTTGGGTGATCTGTGGGTTATCCAAGGTAGTTGCTGGGTGGTTTTGTTGTGAAAATGGGTGGTTTTCTAAACATTTTGGGTGGTTGTAGAAATACGCTTAAGAGATAGAAAAAAACTTCTCATATTTGTATTTTGGAGCCTGCTATTGTTTTTGTATTGAACAGTTGGAAAGCATGAAAGAAAGCTTAAGAAATACACTAAAGAAGAGGAGTTGGAGATTTCACGAGGGCTATTAAAACTTTTGGTTGACAAGTATCTAGCTTTACGACAATCTGATTACCAATACAATGAACCAAAGACGTTTGCAAGTATGAGGTTAGCAACTGTTATTACTTTTAACTGTCACACACTGACATTTAAAAAAACTGAAAATAAACCTATTTAAAAGGTATGAAACGACACATCTTATGAATGGAGAAGAATTTGTTAAGCTTA